GCCAATGTCGCCGGGTCTCTGCTCAGAAACCTGAACGCCGGGGCCAACCTTGATTCTCTGGCCATACCTAGAGAAAGATCCCAGAGGTAACGAGATCTACGCAGAACACAAGCTGGTCACAGAGGCAGGCGACACTTATCCGTTCGAGACATTTACTCGAGAGAAAGTAAGAAGGAGCCCCATTGAATCTCGCGGAGTCTCCGAGATTGTCAAAACGTGGCAGGCAGAATACAAGGCCCAATCGGATATGGTCTTCGACAGGTCATCTTTTGACACACTGCCTCCGCTTAAAGTGCCTCTCAGGTATGGCCAGAGAATCAAGGTTGGCCCCGGCGTTCAGGTTTCTGAGCAGAGACCCGGCGACATTGGCTGGATGGAGTCACCCAGACGAGGAGCTGAACTTGCGTTCACGCTTATGGATCACATTCAGCTACGGACTGACCGTTACTTCGGCAGGCCTAATGCAGGAATTCTTCCAGTGGAAACTCAACTTAGACAGCAGGCATACGTGCATCGCTGGTTGCGTCACATGAGCAGTGTCATTGGCAGGATCTGGGACCTGACACAGGTCTTTGATACGGACGAACGCTTCGCAATGGTGACAGGCACTGACATGCCCCTACCTCGAGATCCGAAGAAATATAACTTCACACTTCACTTCGATGTCAGAGAGCTCGACAATGAGTTCGTCGAGAAAAAGCTTCAGGCGATTTCCCAGTTTGTCTTGCCAGAAGACACAATGGGTATTGTTGACAGGACTAAGTTGATCAGGAAGAAGCTGCAGGTAATTGATCCTACACTGGCAGACGAGCTGGTCATCGAGCAGGCAGAAGCCTCACAGCAGATGTTCGATGAGATGAACAGTCAAGTGGCCCTGATGTCACTGGGCAACCAGCCTAACTTCGTGGAGAGCGATCCTTCGGCAGGAATTAAGATGCAGTTTGTGCAGCAGATAATTCAGGGCAATCCGAAGTATCAAAAACAAATGCAGGAAGATGAGCAGTTCGCACAACTGGTTCAACAATTCGCGCAGAACCTGCAGATGTCAATCACACAACAACAGAACGCGCAGATTGGTAGAATAGGAGTTAACCCGAATGCCTAACGAATACAAATTCTCAGGATACGAGCAGTGGATGCTGGACGCTTTCAGTCTGGCAGAAGAGCACCCAGTCAGGAAGGGACTTGATGAAATACTCAATGAACTAATAAAGGCCGAATCCAGCAACGTGTCTGGACCCGGCCTGAGCTCCGAGGAGCGGCATTACTTTGCAGGCAGACTATCTGCTCTGCAGGACATGTATTTCGCTATGCAGAACCTGTATGCAGATGCGCTGAAGGAGAGGGCTCCCGACTCGGATCCAGAGATCTGAGAAACTTGTAGATCTTCAACTTGCAGACAGCAGAGGATGACTTGCCTGAGCGCCAGCCCTCTGCTGTTCGCTTTGATACACTGACATTCTCGGCAAACTCCTTTGTTGTCAGGTTTAACGTGTCGCAAATTAGGGACACGATATACATTGTAGACACCTCCTCCAGATCGTAGGTAAATGCTATGCGATCCCTGTCTTCATCGCAGTCGAGTAAATCAACTCCGATTGCTTTTAGCTTATCAGTAATCATAAATTCCAAACTCCACCACTTCACTTACGTATTTCTCGAAGTCTTCCAGAGTAAACTCAGTCCCGCTCCACCACTTTGGGTGAGACTCCGCAAACTCTTTCCATAATTCAAACTCTTCACTCGGGTTTGCGTCACAAGGGATAGTGCCTCCAATGTCCCAATCTTTTTCAATGGTTTTTATCGATACCATACGCGGCCTTTCCAGAACTTCTCTAAATTCTTTGGCTCAAAAACAACGCTCAAGAATTCCATCAATTCTACAGACACTGCAGCCATATCGCTTTTGTCGCTTGCGTATGTTTCGCGGTCTTCCGTCCACGGGCCGTTCATCGATTCTAGCGCATAATTTGAGCGGTTGCTTTTTGTGTCGAGTCTCCGAAATATAACTATAGCTTGAGTTGGCCAGTCAGGATGACTGAAGTTTGCAGATGCGTATCCCTTGCCTAGTATCAAAAGATCTTCGTGTTTTATTTTATCGTTCATAGTTTTAAGAAAGAGTGGGGAGGACCGTCAGCCCCTCCCCGACATATCTCAGAGATTTGACGGATCTTCTACTTTTGGTTTTCAAGTCCCGCACTCGCGGGTTGAAAGTCTAGCGGCGCTTAGGCCTTGTGTAATTGCTTCCTCGTTTACGTTTCTTGCTATTGGAGTATTCAAACGTCATTTCATCTGATCGTTGCTGATTAGTCTCTATGACGGGAAGTCTTTTGGAGACTCCTTTTGGGGCTGCTTTTATCATTTGTGTTTAATATGTTTACCGTAGTTATCTTCTTTGCGACAGGACTTGCAGTACGGCTGTAGTCCGTCTTTGCTTAATGTCCGCTTGTGAAAGCTTCGGGTCTGCCTGATCTTACCGCACAGGCCGCATGTTTTTTTAGGCACTTTTAATTGGGTCTTCAGGTTTTATTTTATTATCAAGAAAACTTTCCACATCTTTGATGGCATCTTCAAGCTCTCCGTGTGGCCCCTCATTCTCGTAAGCCCTCGGCACATAGCATAACACTCTACGTGCAATTTTAATAAGCTGCTTGACGCTACCCTCCATATAATCCCTCCCCTGCTTTGTGAGTTCCCATAGTCTCTGTAGCTACCGTTGCAGAGCGTGGGTAGGTGTGGACAGGAGCTCCCCATATTTCTGCATGCTCTGTGCCTTCCTTGAACTGATTGATCAGGGCTCCCAAACAAAGATGACTTGGGAATGGCTTCCTGCCGTCTGCCGTGTGGCTGGTGTGAATCTGTCCTTGAACATAACGATTGGCCCCGCCGTGCAGGTAGACTCCCTGCATGTAGCCATACATGTTAAGACCTCTTATATGTATGTTATTACCTGAGGCGAAGATGGACGCCTGAGGAGACATAGCGTTGTGAGGCCCCTCCATCTGCAGATCAATAAACCTAGGATCTGCAAGATAGCAGTTACCCCACTCAGGCTGATCGATGACATCAGTCTTTACTGGCGGCCCGTGCTTGATCCCAACCTGAGCCCCTTGATGATTCATGATGTTACAATCGCGGATCCAGAACCTGTCTTGATTCTGCGCTAGGTAGATTGGCAGCGTCCCGTTTTGAGCAACGATCAAACAGTTCTCAATTGACTGCTCAAACGGTCTCACCCGAAAGTTACTGTCAACGTCCACGGTAGGCTCTACATATATACCGATAGGCGCATCAGTCTTGAAGCCGTAAGGAATACCAGAGTCCGTTGTCCAGTTATCGTGGAAGGTTGGCCCGTTGTCGCAATGAAATCTCAGGGCGCTTCCCCATCGAGCAGGAGACCACAGCCGAAACCTGCCCGGGAGTCTTCTGGTGCTCCTGAAATTATACTCGGGAGCAGTGGCAACAATAGTGATGACAGGCATCGACACTGAGCCATACCAGCCTCTTCCAGAGGGACTGTCTCCTAGTTCAGACTGCCACTTCTCCTCACCTTGAGTGTAGTAGGAGTGCTGTATAGCCTGACCCTCCTGAACGATGCGATCCCAGCTTGCGTCTGGGTCCAGAGGATTGAGCTCGTAATGGTAGCGAGGCAGCGTGAGCCGCTTGTCTATGGCCGCAGTGGCCGCATCGATTTTGAGGCTGTCGATGTCAGCCTTGAGCTTATGGTGCTCTCTGTTTCTCTCGGCTACTTGTTCAGGAAGTTTAAGCAGATCCTCTGCTACTCTCAGTATGTCTTGCGCGGTCTTATTCATCGTTTTTTATCTTTCTAAGCCCTAATCGGCTATCGTAGCTGGTCTCCATTCCCCTCTTACGCCAGAAGGCGTCGAAGGCATTTCCCCATTCCTCGTGCGTTCCTATTTTTGAGGAGCACATGTGTCCTCGAGGGTTGTCCTCGGTTATTATTGTTTCTTTTTCGTTTTCCATAACGCGTAAAAAATATGTCTTCCAATTTGTGCCACAGGCTTGCGGCCATTAGCCCAGTATGGTGCCTTGATGTAGTCTGCGTAGTAGTGGTCTGCGTAGTTAATCTTAGACCTGTCAATGCGGTCAATGTTTTCTTCTAGGTAAAGTGCGAATGCCGCCATAGGAGACCTGTAGAGGTGCTGCAGGTCCTGCTCAGTCTTACCATTCCAGCAAGAGAACTGATAGGTCTGTAAGCACACCTCACGAGCTGTCAGGCCTCTGTTAATTGCTCTCTGGGAGATTACAGCAGCGACAGCCCCTAAGCCATCCCTACCCTCTCCACGGGCCTCTGCGAGTAGCGTGAGAGCGACTACCCCAGCATTAAGCTGGAGAGAGGCGCATAGCATTAGGATATATTTAATCACCAGATCTTCTTCTTTCTAAACATTCTGCGAGCGCATAAAGCCAATTTGATCATGTCCTCATCCCATCCGCTTAGATCGTTGACCTTAATATCTGGAGGAGTATCCAGACATTGCTCTATGAAATCAGATACTGTTTCGTTAGATTCGGGATAGATTACTTTAGGTATATCCCTCTTCTCAATGCAATCATCCAGCCAGCCCTGCGGGTAGAAGTCTGCCAGCTCCCTATAATGCCAATTGTTAGCGTAAAACATAAGCGACCTATGCAATGTATCGTGTGGTTGATTTGTAGTGCTGGAACAAGGCATTTTTGGCCTGATCCCTTGTGCTATATGTCCCGATGTAAACCTGACCGTAAACACCTTCGTCCTGTAACCCAGTTACGTCCCAGCCCTGAATGGTTTTAGAAATGTTGCCCATAGGGTGATATGACCCACCTCTACCTTCTGACCCTTGAAGGCTGGTTCTTCCGTCTCTTGCTACTACTATTCGTCTTTTGCCATACATTGTATTTTTCTTTCTATTCTTCAGTCAGGGGAGTTTATTCCCCCCTGACACAAGTAGAATACTCTACTTTGAGTATAGTGCAAGTATTATTTAATCTTTTCTTTCACGTGACTCAAGAAGCGGTCATTCGCCTCCTTGTCTGCTACTAGGACGAGCTTCGTGTAGTCGCCGTAGTTGATTCTTACCTGCTTGAATTTCAGTGGTTTATTTTTCTTATTCTTCATAGTTATTTTGTTTTTAAGGTTTGGGGGCCGAAGCCCCCATATTTATTCAAATCAAATTACCCGCTCTTCCAGTCAGCGGATTGAGAACTTTTTTGTGACCAAACTCTTCGATGCCTTCAAGGGTGCCTAGCTCGTGTGTTATGTCCCATTGCTGTGTTTCTTCGTTATAATCATATCTTTCTGCCGCTTTAATTTTAAGGTTCCCCTTAATTGTAGCTCTGCAAAAAAGGTTGACCCGGCTGTCTCCGTTGCTAAATAAAATGGTCCTCTGACCGCCTTTAATTTCAACGCCTTGTGGTAGTTGCTCTGGTGTAAAAATCATGTCTTTTTCTTTCTGTTATTTGTTTTAAGTGGGGGCCGAAGCCCCCGATTTTATTAGTAATTAATAACGCTTTTTGGCGAGAATACCTTGATCTTTCCCTTATACAGCGGAAGAAGATTGATGTAGAAAAGTTCTTTTCCATTGCGGATCATTGTTCCAACCTCGGGGTTTTCCCTGAGATATTCACCGCGAGCTTTACAGTAAGCTTTTTCTTCCTTTGCTTTTAAGTAGTCTTTAGCTGCTTCATAAGCTTCTTCTGCACCGACGTCTGATACCATTATAATTTTATCATTCATGTTATTTTTCTTTCTATTCTTCAATCAGAGGGTTGATTCCCGCCTGACACTTATACTTATACGCTACGCTGCGTATCATTGCAACAACTATCTTCAATTATTTTCAGATGCGGAGGTATGAGAGGTATGTTTTTCAGGTTTGCTGGGTAAAATCGACTACTCTAAGCAGATTATTTCTGCTGAAAACTCAAAATAGATACCTCTCATACCTCCGCTTAACAGCTAAGGCGACTGCTTAACTGTCAATACAATTCGTGTAGCCCCCTCAGATACCTAAGGGGTCCACAAAATAAGCCGCTGTCACTTTTTGTGGCCTAGGCTTATTTGTTTGTTAGGGTTGACAGAGAATGTTAGACGAGTCTAACTTAATTGAATCCTACTGGGCGGGATTACTACAGCCCTGATTACGGCCACTTGCAGCCGTCAAAAACAGCATGTCTAAATCCGAAACTACAGCCGAGGCCAGCCAGCCCTCGGAGGAAGCAATAGAAGTTGGCGG